TAATGACATGCGCGATTATTTGCGTAAGTCCGGCGACATCGACGCGGACCGTACCGACGACGACATCGACGACGATAAACTCGAAATGGATCCGTTCGTATGAGTATAAATTATTGCTGTATCAGTGTAGACATTGACGACGACGGCCGATTATTTCTAAAAGACGATCGCGGCTTCAAAGTAAAAGGCGTTAGAAATTTAAGCGTCAATGTCTCGCACGATGATTTATCGACGATAAATGTTGATATGCTACCGACCGAAGTATTACCGACCGGCGTATCTACTGCAATGTGTAGAGGTAAAGTAAACGGCGGCAAAATATGAGCATCGAAAATTCACTGATCCGTCGCCAGATATTAAACCAACGCTTTGCGCGTGGGTTAGGTAACAGGTACGGCGATCAGTTGAATAGTACGATCAACCGGGTCGCGAGTCGTTTAGCTCGAGAGCCTAATAATGCTCGCTTACAAAATACGCTTACATCGTTATTGCAGATCGTTAACCGGGATCTCGCCGAGTTTAAGTTAAACATGCTCGACGACTTAACAGAGTTCGCGGTCGACGAGGCAGATTTACTCGGTCGGATAATGGCAGACAATACGACAGCCATATTACGGGTGCCAAGCGCCGAGGCGGTCGAGAGAGCGTTAAACTCGAATGAGATAGATTTACCCGTCGGCCCGACGTCGGTAACGCTAGGCGAGGCGTTAGACAACTTTAACGCGTCACAAGCGCTTAACATTCGAACGGTGATACAAGACAGTTTTTTACTCGGTGATCCGCTTAACGTTACGGTCGCTAAATTGCGCGAGTTCTCAGACGGTCGACCACGGGCGCAGATCGAGAGCCTATCGCGTACGCTCACAAATTTTGCAAGCTCTCAAGCCAGGCGCCAATTTGCCGAAGAGAATAAAGCAGTGTTCGACGGCGAGGAATGGATCGCAGTCCTGGACTCTCGTACAACTTTAATTTGTGGCGGTCGCGACGGTAAGGTCTACCCGGTCGGCTCCGGTCCTTATCCACCGGCACATTGGAATTGTAGATCCGTTCGGGTGCCAGTATTGCAAAAAGATTTTCAAAGCAAGACGCAGAAAAGCAACCGTGAGGACTTCGATACGTGGCTCAGAGATCAAGACGCAGATTTTCAAGACGAGTATTTCTCTCAATTCCCGGACGGTTTACAAAAAGCTAAACTATTCAGAGAGGGCGAATTAAAACTCGAACGATTCCGCGACGAGGTCGGCCGAGAATATACAATCGATCAATTGCGCCAACTAAATCCGCTCGCGTTCGACCGTTCAGACTTAACGGATCGCGTCTCTATACTACCAACGTCGGATATTTTAAAACCTAAGAATTTCGACAAGGCCGAGAAGTCCGTCAAAGAGTGGGTTAATAAATCCTTTACGACGACAGACTATAACCGGGTATTAACTCAGGTCGAGACGCCGGTCGGTTTAAATAAACCTCGAGGCGGCGCGTATTATGAGAATTGGACCGGCGGGATCAATATGGGAGATAAAAAGACTGATAGCCCGGGCGGCCGTAATACATACCGCCATGAGTTCGGGCACCATGTCGACTATACGCTTACACCAGGCAAGCTACGCAGTTCACAGCAAGACTTTATCGACGCTATGACTAGCTCGAGAAACTTAGCGACAGACCACGACAAGGCGTTACTTGCTCAATATAAACGTATGGGGTTAACTAGTCGCCGTCGTGGCTACAATGCGATCAGAGAAATATCAGGCGATCAAATTAATAATATTTATGTCGACTTGTTCGATATGGACAGCGCCACATTAACGCAATGGATAAGCGACAATATACCCACCGGCACAATGCAAAGATCTATTTTAGATAACGCCGGGTTAGACGGTGTCGGCCTTAAACAAATGTCAGCCCGGTTAAAACACTCGCTCGACATGAATAGTGAATATATGGCGATACAGTCAGTGTGGAACGATCGCAAAGCGTGGCTAAAAATAAACAACAGCGCCCCGGGTTTTACCGGTGTACTAGATAACGTTTTCGCATTATCTAAAAATTGGGGCGGCGGTCATTTACAGAGCTATTACAAGCAACGTTTTTTAGCTGAAAATAAAGAAATATTCGCTAATACATTCGCGGCAATGGATCCAGAGACGAGCAAGTTAACGCTTGATCTTTACCAAACACTAATGCCGGATCTATACGACAAAATGAAAGAGATTATAAAATTATGACAAATGAACAAGAAAGCGTATTATATGAATACTTTGATCAATATCCAGATTCATTAACAATGCGTCAGATTGATCTGGATAGTGATGATCTAGTAAATCGTATCATTCCGCTAATGGATAAAGCATTAACGGATAACGAACCATTAACCGACGATATTTTCAATTTTGATGATAGAGCGGATTATTAAAACCTTTGTGAGGATCGAACAGTGTTCAAATTAAACCAGTTATTAAGAGCGGCAAACGAGAACGGCGGCGACGATGGGGCGCCGGGTGGCGGCGAGGTTACTATCGAAGCGTTACAAGCTCAGTTAGCCGAGGCTACAAGCGCTCAGGAGTCAATGCAGAATAAAATGCGTGAGCTACTAGGCGAGAAGAAAAAAGAACAGAATTTAAGACGAGACGCCGAAACACAAGCGCGACTCGAAGCCGAAGAGAAAGCCAAAAAGGCCGGCGACTTTGAGCAATTATTTAAGTCTAGCCAACAGCAAGCCGAAGAGTATAAAACTCAACTCGCTAACTTGCAGAACGGCATAGCGAACGAGAAAAAAGGATCGGTAGCAATGCGACTTGCGGCAGAAATGGCCGACGGGCATAATGCCGAAATATTAAGCGAATTTGTATCAAGGCGCTTGAAATACACCGACGATGGTATTAAAGTGTTAGACAATAACGGCGACTTGACAGTGTCAACGCTAGATCAATTAAAAGCCGAGTTTACCAGTAATGAGCGTTTTGCCTCATTATTGAAAGGCTCGCAAGCATCGGGCGGCGGCGCTCCCGGTAGTGGATCAGCCAGTGGTGGATCCGAAAAAGTTATGACTCGATCCGAGTTCGAAAGCGCAGGGCCGATTAATCAGTCCAAGTTTTTGAAGTCAGGCGGATCAGTAGTCGATTAAATCATTTATTTACTTTTAAGGGTCTCTCATGGCTAATACATTAACAAACTTAGTACCGGATTTATACGAGGCGCTCGACGTCGTTTCTCGCGAGCTAGTCGGTTTTATTCCGTCGGTTACTCTCGACTCAAATGCAAGTCGTGCGGCCGTAGGTCAAACAGTACGCTCACACTTGGCGCCAGTTTCAGCGGCTAGTGATATAGCTCCGGCAGTTACACCACCGGACGACGGCGACCAGAATATCGGTAATCGCTCGATCACTATCAGCAAATCGCGTCGCGTTCCGGTTAGATGGAACGGCGAAGAACAGCAAGGCGTTAACAGTGGCCCCGGCTACAATAACATTTTGCGCGATCAGTTCAGCCAGGCGATGCGTACGCTTTGCAACGAAATGGAATCAGATCTGGCAGGTCTATACACCAAAACGTCTCGCGCGTATGGTACAGCAGGTACAACGCCTTTCGCGTCTGATTTATCAGATACGGCGCAGGTACGTAAAATACTTGTGGACAACGGCGCACCTCAGAGCGATATGCAATTAGTAATTGATACAAGCGCCGGCGCTAAAATGCGTACGCTCACTCAGCTTACAAAAGCAAATGAAGCGGCCGACGCGTCTCTATTACGTCAAGGCGTATTGTTAGACGTTCACGGTATGCAAATTCGCGAGTCGGCGCAGAACAAAGCGCACACTAAAGGCACCGGTACAGGTTACTTAGTTAACTCAGCGGCACTAGTTATCGGTTCGGTAGATATTCCAGTCGATACTGGTACGGGTACCATCGTCGCGGGTGATGTGATCACTTTCGCCGGTGATACTAATAAGTATGTTGTTGCGGCAGGTGTTGCGGCTCCTGGTACGATTACCATCGCGGCTCCGGGTTTACGTACAGCAGT